ATTAAGTAGGTCATAATATACTTTAGTACCTGCTTTTGGGTGCATGTGTATATCAGTACCGGGAAAAGAGTTTAAAGTTAATCCGCCCTCTGGTAACATGAAGACAGAAATATATTGGTTGATTTCTATATCCGCCGCAATATTAAATAACTTTTTGTTAGGGTATCTGTCTGACAATATGATATGTCCAAAAGCTATATGTAATAGCTCATGTTTTAAAAGACCTTGCTGATGTTCTTCACTAAGTCCCATAAAGAAGTCTGGGTTAATTACTAACCTCATACCTATACCGTGTTTTCCTACACCTGCGGTCTCACAACCCATAGTAAATTGCTTTTGCAATCCTATAAGAAATATACCGTAGAAAGGCTCTGAAAATATCAAAGTTTTTGATATTCTAGAGAGTTGATCTTGATTGTTTCTCATGTTTAATTGATTTAAAATATATACCTTATAGTGTTCCAAGGTATAATTTGGTTATGTAATTCTGTAAATTCTTGTATATACTCAGACTTAAATCCAAGTTTGTATCGTACATTTTCTCCACCATATTGTGAAATTTTAGCTTCTTGCTTACTAGGAACCCAAAGATCTTTCTCTGTTGCTGGGTGCGCAAGCATGTTAGCTGTGTGTTTTTTGAAATTGTGTGTTAGAAATATAACCTCAGCTTTTACTCTGCTTTTATATTCCCTGTTCACTAGTCCATTAACATCTTCAAATAATTGTGTGTAGTCTTCTATCCATGTGTCTGTGACAATAACTGGAGAGAAATTTATGTGCACGTCATACCCTGCATCTATAAATCTATTTATTGCTATAATTCTATCAATAATCTTAGATGTGTTGGGTTCGTGTATATTAGCCATCTTTTGCGGCATAAGGCTGAATCTAATACGTATCTTACCTTCAGGATTAAAAGATAGCAGTTTCTTATTTACAAACTTTGTTGCAAATGATCCCATTGCTATCGGATGATCTCTAAAGAACTCAAATATATCTTCCCACTGATGGTGCTTAGCATGAAGACAGAAATCCTCATTACAACTAATATCATATGTTGTAAAGTCTGCATGAGTTTGATTAGGTTTGTCTACCGGGGTAAAGAAAGCGTGATTATTTACAGCTGTTAGTATATCTCCTGTATTAGTTGCTACGGTAAGACCTGTTGGCCTATGTCTTTTCATGTAACAATAAGAACAGTTATATAAACAGCCATAACCAAAACTTGGTGTTATAAAATCTGTAGACCTGCCAGAAGGCCTTATAAGCATAGACTTTCTAGTAATATCTTCTATCATCTTTCGTCTCTCTCTGCGTCCATACGATCTTCTAAAAAGGAATCATGTTGTTTTTCTGCGTATTCATAATCTTCCATAGCTTCTTCAAAGAAGTCTTCACATGTATCACATATAAACCCTTCTTCAGGTTCTGCATGCTCTTTACATTCAGTGCAAAGTCCTTGCTTTATCTCTGAACCGCAGCAGTAACTTGGTCCGTCATCATTATCTGTGTATTCTCCCCCACAGCAAGGGCTTACTAAGTTTGCCATAATTTTAATTGTTTTAATTAATAAATTCTAAAGTTTTCCTATCTATTCTTAGAGTTTCAGTCCTTACGTTGTTAGTAACATCATTTTGAATCCCATCTTTTACAGATACGTATATTGTGGTACTACTGAAATCCTGCATATCTATGGATACAAATCCACCACTAATTCTGTTTAATCCATAATCAGCCCGTAGTTGTATTTCTAAGCTTTCTAATTTTTCAGCAATTCTTTGCAATTCATCCTTGTCCATAATATAATTTTAATTGATTAATAAAAAAGGACCCCTGGTAAGGAGTCCTTCATTTGGATACTATAGCGCACAATTTTACGTATCCCCGCTTTACAGTTGAGTTATTAACTCTAGTACTTCTTTACATTGTTCTTTGTTCCTTGGCATAAATAAGACATAAGCCAGGTTATTCTCTTTAAGGTGCTTTTTAAACATCTTCCACCTTAAAGGAAAGGATTCATTTGCATAGCCTTTAGTTTCGATAATCCATTTACCGTTAGGGTCCACAAAATCTGGTGTATAAGTAATAGCTCTAACTTTACTACCTTTATTATACAACTTTTTCGGTGTTCCTTCATAACAGGCCTGTGGATAAACAAGAGCATCAAATACAGTAAAGGAATGTTTTTCATAATCAACATCTATGTTAGCCTCTTTTAGAAGTTTATACATTCCTTTTTCTAGTAAGGATTGAAAATCAATACCATCGTAAGTAGTTTTTTTTGAATTTACTATTTTACGTCCTTTGTACTTTCTTTTCCACGCCATTATTCTACAGTATTTACTTGAAACATTCCTTCGTACCCGCGCGTATTATGATAAATATGCATCTGACCAACACGTCTAGTGCCTACATAGGCCCTACCTTTGTGCCACTCATCATTACCACATATACTTGGGATATGTCTAACTTTAGTTCCCATGATTTCGTCTACTAACTCCTTATGTATATGTCCTACTAGCGCCTCTCTAAAGATACACTCACTCCACATAATAGGTTGTTCAGTAGCCATAAGTAAAGGGATATTATTTCTCTTTACTTTATCTCCATGAAAATTCAAGAACATATTCTTCCCATACTGGTAGTACTTTCTCTCATCAAGTGAGTTATCTACTGTAATATTAGGGTTGTTAGCGTATCTAGACGCTAGTAACTCCCCAATATAAAACATACGCTCAAAGTCATGATTACCTTGTACAATAACAACATCTACTGGAATCCTCTTTGATAACCATGTAATAGCTACATCCATTAGTTGCCAATAACCTCTAAAAGATTGTCTCCATCCCATATAATCATCTTGTGGTGTTCCTGCAGTAGTTGCTTTACTTAAACCTTCAGAATTCATACCGTCATTACCTATAGGCATTAATAATCTCTCTATGTTAGATCCTTTTGCTTTCTCCCATAGTTCCATTACTACTTGCATATAGTGTTCTTCGATTGCTTCCGGACCTTCGCCCGTAATCTTTCCATAATGTATATCCGGTAAGGATAATACACCCAATGAAGGACTTGTTTTAGGTTTATAAGAATATTTACTAACTTGTGGTGACTTCTTTTTAACTTGTTCTAAAAATGCATTTTTTTCAGACTCTAACTCATGCCATCCGGTTAACGGAACAACAGAGTATCTATGGTCACCTTTGCTAGTTTGCCAAAATTTTACAGACTTAACGTCTTCCATTTTTAGGCCGATCTCTGATAAGTGCCTAGTAAAGCCTCTATCAGTAATCTCATTTGTATTCTCAATTGTGAAGTCATGTACAGTTTCTTTGTACTTTTTATAGGTTTCAGCCGCTACCTCCTTTTTACATTCAGAGGCTAAATTTAACTCTATGCCTAGCTTATCAGCTATCCATTGGTTTCCTTTCTTTAAATAACCTGTCTTAGATCTCAGAAATTCAATTACATCTTGTTTTGTCATGTATAATATGTTTTAAAATGTTAAGTGAACCAACATTTTTCACTAAATCCGACGGGTCTTTTGACCTGTACTCATCAGGGATGCATATATTACGGAGATTAAACTTTTCACAGATTTTCCTAGCCATAGTCTGGCCAGGGTTGTTCTCATTATCATAATCATTGTCATAGAGAACAACTAATTCTTCAAATCTATCATGTAGGTCTTTCATTAATTTTTCGTCAGGATTTTGCATTTCGCTTTGAAAAGCGATTGCGCTATAACCTGCAGCGTAGAGACACATAACATCTTTTAAAGAAGAGGTAAGAAACAACTGTTTACCTGTGTCAGGTAGTTGTTTTAGGCCTTGTATATCAGTAGATTTTGTATTACTACTCCATTTGTAATCTTGCTCGAAAGGAGCATAGATTTTGAAGCGCTTGCCTAGTTTAAAGGCATAAGTAATTGACTTGCAACTGAATCTGTTTTGGTTCACCCAGTAATGGCTTATTGGTTCGACGCCAAATTTAACTAATATTTTCTTAC